ATCTTACCTTATCCCCAGAACTTATTTTTTCATATTTTTTATCCAAGTTAAACCTATCGAGAAGTAGATTGTAATAATATGCAGCTTTGACATGTATGGGCATATGCTTAGCGGTTTTAAACTTATCACACTGTGAAGAATATTTCTCATACTCCTTGCATCCCATTACAAAAGCCAGCTCATCAATGGATTGTTCATTAAATACGTCATATGTTTCTGTGAAAACTTTATTTGTTTCAGTGCGGTCTCTCGTCATTAGCATTGTTTCTATAATTTTTTTAACATGTGGTTTTACTGCTCTAGGCATAGTAGTACGTACAACCTCAACCCCGGTATATTTAAATTTATTGCAAGGTATACCCTCCTCGTCAAGAATATGTATGACGTATCTTTTCTTTTGTAAGAAAAGACCAACATCAGCAATAACCTCTCTCTTGAAAAGAAGCCTACAATCTTTTGAATTAAGAGCAGTAGATCCCCATTCCTTAATCTCGGTATTTAGCTTATCTTCTATATCTTGTACAGCTTTGTAGTATTCATCTGTTACTTTACCAGCCTTGTTGAGCATTTGAATGCCTTGTTTTTTAACAAGAGATTTAATAGAAATATAACTTGAATCAGTATCATTATAGATAATAGGTGTATCGTTTGCTATATCATCGTCAGAAAGTTGTGCTTTCTCTTTTATATAATCTATGAGAATTTTATTGGATTGCTTAATAACTGCCTGCCCTGTTAAGGTGATTGATTCTGCTAACTCATCATCACCAAGTGGGCTATGCTTATTACCAAAGTAACCGTAGATTGTATTGATTAAAATCTTAATTGTATGTTGCTGAATGTTTAGATTATCTGATATATTTTTTGTAATGGTATATTCAACGTCTGCTTCCTTAAGAGTGGCTAGCTTTCTCTTCACGGTGTTTAATTGCTTTTTCAGAGCAACGCGCTTCTTATAATAATGATCAACAGTTTCAGGAATAATTCCTTTCTTTTTTTGTGAAAAAAGAACTTTTGCTTTTGATATAGCAATCTCTTCTTTTTGTATAAATTTAACAAAATTTTCTTTACTTAATGTAAAAGTCTGGCCATTTACATGCTTTATAGTTACATCCTTATCTGTTTTTTCTACAATAACTCCAACCTTTGTCTCAGGCGATAAATTGAGAGTTATCATAACATTGGGGTACAGACTATTAGCATCAAAAGAAACAACATTCTCTTGAAATCCTTTCTTAGGTTCAGCAACATATGCACCAGCGTTTTGTTCGTCAGTTGTATTTGTTTTATTAAATGTAGGGATTCTTAATCCATGGTGCCTTGCTCTTATTGCACATAACCCTGTAATAACAGATAGTGATCCCAATGCACCCTCAAAAGTTGTAAGTCCGGCGTATGAAATCATTCTTAAGAGCTGTAGATACTGTAATTTTTCTTCAAGTTTTATCAAAAGGTTAACGTCCTGAATATTGTAATCAACAAACAATTCCCAATTCTGATCAGCAAGATTAGAAAGATTAGTATCACCAAAATTAACTTTATTTTCACCTAGTTCAAGTTCGCAAATTGCATCTAATTTATATGATTCGCGCAGGACCGGACAAAAGCGCTTATAAATATCAAGATAATCTACACACGATACACCTTCAATATGCCAATGTACCTGCTCTCTACCAAACTTACCCATAAAAGTTACAGGGCGTATATTATTAACAGGGGAAAGAGCTCGAGCTGCATCTTCACCTAATATTTTTGTTATTCTGTTTATAATATAAGGGATATCAAAAAATTCTGAATTCCAACCTGAGAGAATATCAGGATAATCGGATTGAAAGTATTTTAAAAATTTTTCTAATAATTCTTTTTCTGTACTACACTTGAAGTATAATGCATTATTATTCTTCTTCGAGTAAGGATTTAATCCCCATGAGGTAAACTGCTTTTTGAGTGAATCATAGACTGTAATAATATTAATAGGGTGTTGTGGGTCACTAGGAGTTGGAAATGTATCAGGGCTATAAGTCTCAATATCAATAAACAAAACTTTAATAGGAAATTTATTAAAGTCATCTGTTTCATTATGCTGCCAGTACGTATCAATAAGAAATTGTTGCTGCACGTTGAGATTCTCAAATATTCTCTCTATCTTATTGTCTTTAAGATAACGATAACGCTCAGCTTGTGTCTTAAATTTTTTCTTTTTTAGTTTTGTATTAAAGATGCTAAGAACATCTTCTTTATTATTTGTTTCAAGATAAATATAAGGCTCAAATGTACTGTCAAAAGAGATGCGATTGCCTTTATCATCCCAGGAAAAAACACGTATAGTTTGATCTCTGGGTATATATGCTACATTTCTAAACACTATAAAAGTATACTTGTATTTTAAAAATTATCAAGGATTAACCGTATTTAGGTTAACTCTTTCAGGTGATCTATAGGCAAAATTATACAATTCATAATATTTGTTTATGTTTTCTTCATTTTCCAGGAAACGCGTTTCAGCAACTTTTCTAGCTTTAGCACAAGTGTTCATATATCTACCTTTCTTGGAAAGGGTCTCCTCTATCTGCATAATCATTTCATCACCAGTCTTAAATTTTATAGGTGCATCAGCATACGTACACAAATCCTGACAAGCAATAGGAATACCATAACAACATGCTTCAATATACTTAAGGTCGCTCTTGGCCTTGTTAAAAGTACTGTCCTGTAATGGTGCAACCATCATATTACATTTTAAGTTAAATATTTTTTCAGGATAATTATAAAGATTAGCCCAAGGATGAAATTCAATTTTTCCTGACCGTATAAGATGATGAAGTCTTAGGGGAAAAGCGCCCAAAAATACCCATTGATATTTATCTGATGTTTTTGCAATAACATCAAAAACATGAGCAAAATCGTCATTCTGATTTACTCTATTATCCACATCAAAATGCGCACCAGAGCCTGCGTACAAGATTCTTGGCTTCTTTTGGTAAAGATCATAATTTTCAGAAATGCGTTTATCGTTATAAAAATTACCCATCCACCATTTAGGTGGGTAATTTGGTATTACAGTAACATTTTGATTATTTGTTTTAGATTTATAATAATCGCGCATGAAATCACATGTAACAGTTACTTCGTCACATAATTCCATAATTTCTTGGCAATTCTTTCTTATTGATGGGTCAGTAAAAGCTGGTTTAAATTTATTATACTCAGGAATATCCTCACTAAACACCAAATCATCAATCTCATATATTATTTTAAAGCCAACTTGCTGCGATATTTTCTTAAGATGTTTGACAAACTCAAGCTGGTGACTAGTTGCTTGCCGTTGAATGCGAACAGCTGTTATTCCTCTGTAGTAATTGGGATCTAACACCATAACAGTACTACCATGTATAATCATTTTTTGATGTGCGTTGAGAAGATGCTCTGGCCAAATCATTCTCCAAAATCCACATCCACTATAGTCAGCATAATAATTAAGAGCGCGCTTAAGCGATAATTCAGGTGGAGCGGGTAAAGATGCTGCAGGGGGTGTTGAAGGTTGAAATCCACCAGGAGCTGCAGCTGCAAAAGGAGAAGCAAAAGGAGAAACAAAAGGGGAATTAATTATCATAAACGCGATTTATCAAATATATAGTCTACTTTTTTTGTTATTCCATTGCTTTTCTCAAGAAAAATAATATCGCCGGTAGCTGCTTTAATACTTTCTTTTCTATGGCTTATTACCATTGCACATTCAGTAAATTTTTCTACTCTTTCTTTTAAAATATTAATTACAAGCTCAACACCCTTTTCATCCAAAGATGAATCAAATAATTCATCATAAATTGAGAAATTAAATGATACATTGCCCTGGAGGCGTCTAATATCCATAAAAGCAAACAAACACGCTAAATCAACATTCTTTCGCTCTGCACCACTAAAGTTAAAGTAAGAGCATTCTTTTCCTTTATCATCAAAGATTGTCTCTTCAAAATATTCATTAAATGTACAAATACAATTAGCATCCATTTTCTTTAAATAATATGCTAGCTTTGTATTAAAAATTTGAAGAATTTTTTTAACAATAAAAGACTTTACGCCTTCCTCTGACATTATAAACTTTACAGTATCAAGTTTATTTAAATTATTCTTCATTTCATCAATTTGTAGCTTGGTGTTGTTTTGCTTTTCAGCATTTTCATTTATAATACTATCAAAATTAGTAAAATTAGTATCTATTTCTTTTAAATCTACATCAAGCTCTAATTGCCATTGACTTAATTGCTTAAGGCGTGTAGTGAGGGAGTCCTTTTCTTGATTCTGTAGCTCAACTTCACGTACTCTTGATTTGTTTGTTTCAATTTTTTCAAGAATATGTGCTTTGGCAGATTTAAATTTTGCTTCTTCAGAGCGTAGGGTTTTGTTGTCGTTTAAAAAATTATCTATCTGTTCTTGTATTTTATTTTTTTCAAATTTTATATGTTTCTTATCTTTATCTTCTATAGATCTTAAACACATAGGACAAAGATCGGCATCTGTTCCGACATTTTTTATTTTTTTCTCAAGCTCAGAAATAAGTGTTACGTTAGTTGTTATATCCTCTCTTAATTCATTTATTTTTCTATCAGCTTTTTCAATCTTAGAATTGTAATCAGCAATATTTTGCTCGAGATCGTCAATTTTTTTTGTAGAAAATGCCTCTATTCTTTTCTGTATAGAAGTGATTTCTTTTTCGTTATTTTGCTTGCGATTAAGATATTTTTCCTGTTTTCTAGCTCTTTCTTCAACAAATTTACATTTTTGTTTTTCAAGAGAAATTAAATTATTACTCATTTCATCAAATTTAGCCGAAAGAATATCAAACGTTTTTTTCTTTTCGTTTAATTCATTTTTTGCTTCAGTAAGCATAAGCCCAAATATTGATAAATTAAAAATATCTTCAATAAATTTGCGCTTTTCTTGTTTTTTCTTCGCCATAAAAGGCACGGTATTGTTAAGCGTCATAATTACACAATTTTGAAATATTTCTGGGGTGCAGTCAAATTTCTCCATAATAAAAGCGTTTGTATTACTAATACTATCTCGCGTCTTGTCCTCTCCATTGACGTATATAAAACATTTCGAAGGATCAAGAGTCCGGACAATTTGTACTTGTTCTGCAGATGCTGTTGTAACTACTTCTACATCAAGTATAACTTCACATGTTTTTTTATTGATATTATTAATAATAAATTCTTTCTTTAAGTCGCGTAATGTTTCACCAAAAACAGCAAAATAAATACCATCAGCAATAGTAGACTTACCTACACCATTTCTCCTGTCTTCTTTATCCTTATTAATACCTGTAATAATGTGAAGCCCGGATTTAAAATCTATTGTAACTGGAACATTACCGACAGATAAAAAGTTTTTAATAGAAATTTTCTTAAAATTTATTTTCTTCATTTACATTTCTTATATAACTCTTGGCAATAAGCTATTATACTTTCTTTTTCTTGAATATCTAGCATACCAACAAATTCTTCAATTGCTTTTTCAATATCTATGCCTGACATATCTACATTAGTATCGTCAGTAATAGTAATATTATTATTAATAGCATATTCAATGGATGCAGAAAAAGGCTTATATGTAGATATTTTTTTAATTAAGGTATCAATATTATCAGATGCAATAGGCTTATCGACAATAAGTTTAACAATATTATTTTGTACTATATCTTTAAGAAAAGATTTTTCTGATGAAGATTTAAGAATTTCAGATAGGGGTAATTTTTTATGTTTTGGTGAAAATAGATTTTCAGAAAAAATAAGACTTAAATCACTAAAGTCAAGAATATAATAACCTTTTGTGGACCCCGTATCACCAAAGTCCATTTCAAAGGGGTTACCTACATAAACAATTTTCTTTTTGTCATATTCGCGTTCTTCTCTAAGATGAAAATGACCAGTTAATACGAGATTAGCTTTATCTAAAAGATCTTGTGTTTTTGTGCCTTTATCACATAATTTATAGCTATTCATTTTAAAGCTCTCAATTTCAAAATGACCAAAAATAATATCTTTTTTAGATAGATTAGAAATTGAATCGCCCCAAGGTACGAATGCACACTCTCTACCAAATAAAGTTGTTTCTGTAAGAGATGTAATAACTTTTACATTGCGCCTCTCTTCAAAAATAGAAATAGAGTTAATATCAGAACGATCCTTATAATAAGCATCATGATTACCAACAAGTAAAACAATATTAAATTTTTTCCATATTTTAAAAATTTCATTGACAGTATGAAGCGTATTAACAGCTATTTCATCTCTATAATGAAAAATATCACCGAGTATAAAGATATCTTTTATCTTTTTAACTGTGAGTTCTTCTGAAAGCCATTTAGCCCAATTGAGGGCTGTCTCATGCCAAAATATA